ACATCATTGTTGGACGATATCTGATATCTGACATCAGAAAGAAGGTCGACCCGTGCCGTGTCAACACGAGCAAGCATGGGATTTCTCCAATCAGTGGTATCAACACCCCTGAACACAATGTCGAAAATCTGGGTTTGGAGGGTGGTGTAATTTCCGGACGTGGTTCCACTCATGTCTCGGAACTGACGGTGTGAGTTGGCATCACCAACAGCTGGCTGGGCGCCAATGTTCGCCATGACCGCTTCGACAAAGCGGGACTTCGTAGCGAATACGATACGCCTGTGCATCCACACAGAGGCGTCATCTGGAACAAGTTCGTATTGCTCGGCGAGGCCTCGAATGAACGGACGAGTGTCCGTACGTAATGCCAAGTATGCGGCATTATTGGGATTAAGCCACCGGTAGGACGGGCATTGAAGGGTAACGTGGAATCCGGCGTGGTAGGTGTTCACTGTGTTGGCAGTGATCTTGAGGGGACCATCAACAGTGGTGGAATTAGGATCCGGATTGACTGCGGCTGCTGCCTGCGACAGCATCGTGTCCCTTTTCTTGCGGGACATCATGTTGATCATGCGCTTCTTCGAGCTGTACTTGCTCGAACGCTTTCGATAGGTGGACCGTCGCGTCTTTCCGACGGAGCGACGGGACGACTTTTTGCGGGGCCTTGTCTTTCGAGACAAGCGGCTTCGGTACTTCGCCATGACAGGCTCCGAGGATATGGTCGCGAAATGACAAACAAGTTCCTTGGCACGTCATGTTTGGTCTTTATGGGTGGGAGGAGGGCTGCTTATATAGGCAAAGGGTGTGCCCCGTGTCCTGCTATAATATTAGTTACGCAGGACACGGATGACTCAGCAATGCTCTTCGTCAACAGCAAACATGTGCTTCTCACTTATGCACAATGCGGAGACCTCGACCCGTGGGCTGTCAGCGATCATTTGTCAGCACTCAAATCTGAGTGCATCATCGGGCGAGAGGTTCACCCAACTACTGGAGGAGTTCATCTTCACGTCTTTGCAACTCACGAATCGAAATTCAGATCTCGATCGGTACGGTTTTTCGATGTGGAAGGTCGGCACCCAAACGTTGTCCCTTCTAGGGGAACTCCAGAGAAAGGATATGATTACGCGATCAAGGATGGAGAGGTTGTCGCGGGTGGTCTCGAGCGTCCAAGGCCGCGCGGAGGGATGTCTATCGGAGCTGATAAGATCGTCAATATTGCGCACCTGTGCGAAGACGGAGAGGAATTTCTTGAACTTTGCGACGAAGTGGATCGAGGTGATCTCATCAAGAACTTCACCAATAAGATCGCATATGCTAGGTGGAGATATGGATCCTTGCTTCCCGAGTATGATGCACCCGAGGGAACTCGAGAGTTTCGCGGATTGTGTATGGGAAGAGCTGAATGGCTGGCGCAATCTGGAATTGGATCTGGAAACCCACTATTAGGTATGTTCTTCGCCGACCTCTTCGGGTCCGGCTACCACCTTCGACAGCGGCCCTTCGGGGCTTCTCGGCTCGCCGAAGCCCCTACGCTGTCTACAGTTTACTAATGGAAACTAGGGAGGCGTAAATCGCTAGTCTTGTATGGTGCGAGTCAGACCGGAAAAACATCCTGGGCCCGATCGCTAGGCAGACATATATTTTTTGGTGGGGCATTCAGTGGAAAAGATGCCCTTGCGATTACAGATGAAGTCGAGTACGCTGTCGTCGACGATATACGTGGAGGTATCACGTTCTTCCCTGGATGGAAAGATTGGCTCGGGTGTCAGAGAGAGTTTATGGTGAAACGTCTCCACATGGACCCGAAATTGTTTAGGTGGGGTAGACCCACCATATGGTGTTCTAACAAGGATCCTCGAGAGGAGATGATGTTTTGGAAAAACGGAGAAAGAGAATATCACAAGGGCTACGGCATTGAGGATATTGACTGGCTAAACAAAAATTGTATTTTCGTAGAGATTACAGATAAACTGTATCTCACTTCTCGTGCCAGTACAGAGTCTGCTGAGTAGAAATTGATAGTTGCGTTGCATCATCATGAGGATTGATACATGTAAACAAATCCAACACAAATATATTTCCCATTCCACGCTTGTCCATAACGGACATAGCTGCAGGTGAAACACTGAGACCATTTTCCTCGTCATCATATTGGATGGTCTTATTAACTGGGGTCCAAAACTTCTTGTACCTGGTACGTCCGACATCATTGTTGGACGATATCTGATATCTGACATCAGAAAGAAGGTCGACCCGTGCCGTGTCAACACGAGCAAGCATGGGATTTCTCCAATCAGTGGTATCAACACCCCTGAACACAATGT